GTGACATAATTTATCCTATGATTCCGCCTGGTTCATATACGTAATCTGTTGCTGACCATTGAAGGTCAAGCGTGGTGCTTGATGTTTTAATGCGTAGTGCAGCGCAATATCCATAACCAGATACTGATTGCCAATCTTTATAAATAATTACGCCTGACCAATTTGCTGAATCCCATATTGCCTGATCCCATAAATTATTTGCTCCAGAAAAAGACGCTGTATTGCTGACGTTTTTATCTTCAAAGTCAACATTCAGCCCCATGTTTAAGTTCGGCTTTAGATTGCCGTTCAATACAAGCCGCGCCATTTTCCACTGCTTAATCTGCCCCATTGCATTGAAATAGCTGAATGAAGTTTTCACATCTGTATTAATTGGTAATTCGGAATCAGAAAACCCTTGCCATGCCTTACATATTTTTCCGTTCGCTGCAAAATAAAGATCATCGTCCTTAACCTCAAAACTATTTGCATTCCAACCAAGAAAACGAGACCATGCACCAGTAATCGTATTCATTACATATTGTTGTGATTCTTTACTTTGCTTCACCGGAATATTAAACAAAAGCATGTTTTCTTTTGGAAAAAGAACTACCTCCCAGCCGAAATTATTTTGGTAGTCCGTTGTAGCCTGTGTAACAGCGCCACTAATCTTATCTGAAATTGCTAATTTATTATTTGTTCTGGTTGATGTCAGATAGCCAGACAAAGGCTGAAACCCGTCCAGTGTCATAATGATCAATTCACCTCCATATTTGACGTATGGCTTATTCCCGACTGGCGAGCCAAGATCATAAACGCCAATAAGAACAAAATTTGCTGCGCTTGATGGGTCAGTCCCGTTATATACTGCAATCTGGCCTTTGGATGTAATGATAACCAAGTGGTCATCCATGCCGTACCCACCGTCAATTGTCCAGTTCGCAGTAGCCACAATGCGCCCGCCCATTTTAAATAATGAGCCAAAGTCTATTTGCGAAGCAGCGCCAGCAATTGAATTAATTCCCAGATACCAAACAGACATGCTATTTTTCTGCGTTAAAAAAACTCTGCTTTTCCAAATACTGATATGATCAAAATCTGCCGTAGTTAATGCGCCAAGTCCTGTAATGGCTGGATTGCTCCATGTCGTGCCGTCGTAAGACTGTGCTAAATCTGCGCCATTAACTGCTAAAAGGAATTTGCCTCCTGCTGTGCTGAAATTCACGTATTTGAATTTGTCGCCGATCAGTCCTCCTACTACAGCCGCACCAATCGTGCCTTGCGAAGTAGCGTTATAAATGCCTGGCACCGCACAGCCAAACAATTGAGAGGATGTAGCGCCGTTATACACCAGCATCGAATTAACTTGCCCTGGGAAGCCAGTTGCCCAATCAATGCAGCCTCGCCGAGTTATCACATAGCCAGTGCGCGCAAACCAGTTATCAAATACCACGGCATCTGATTCACCCATCGCCGCCAAAGGGTCGCGGGAATTCCAGCCAAATATTGGAGCAGGAGAGGATTTCGTTAAAGCTTTCTGCTGTCTGGAGCTTTGGCGTTGAGCTTTTAACATATCAAGGTGTCCATGAACCTATTGGCACAACAATTCCAAAAATACCATTGTTGCGCTGCCCCATATTTAAAATGGGCTTCTCAACATCACGCACCATTGCATTCGTGACTGTCATTTGATACATACGGAACTCTTCCGCGTAGTCCAATCCTTTAGCGCTCTTCCAGCGCCATAGGATGCCATCAGCCATTAAGTCTTCATCAAGTATGCCAATATCAGTATCGTCAGCCCAACGAGCCTGCAATGTATTTCCTGCCGCATTTGAGCACCAGTTCTTGCTTTGGTATTCAAAATAATATTGCTCACCTGCCGGTGGGATAGGGTCAAGCAATAGAATGCCGCCCCGAATCCGATATTTAGGATATGGGCCAGTAACAGACCACGCCTTCATGTTTTGGTAAGAAATTGGATCCATGCTGCCATACGCTGGCAGTCGGCGACTTCTATCCCAAATAGTCCCAGAAATAATATATTTCATATTCGGGGCGATTGTGGCTATTGCCCCTTGGCTTTCCGTAGCAACAGAGGTAAAATTTGCCTCTACTTGCAACGCCTGCCAGTCAAAACTTACGCCGACACTCATGCCTGTTGCAAGCTCATTTCCTTCTTTATTGGCAAGAGCAAGCATTTGCACGACCGTTAAATCAGTCGAGCCAATGACGCTAAACGGTGGGTTTAGACCGATTCTAGCGTGTACATCCTGAATGATTGTCAGTAAGCTCATTAAGCGGCTTCCAATTGTTTAGAAGGTCGGCCAACTTTAGGTCGATCTTCACTCATTTGCGCTTGAAGTTCTTTAATTTGCTCTTGCATTTTGTCAACTACATTTTTTAATGCTTTGTTTTCTTCTGCCAGCACAGTAATTTGCTGCGTTTTTTGGTCAGATGATTCCAAAAATAACCTTGCTTTATCTCGTAATTGGCGGCCATTCGCCCCATAATTACGCATAGCTTCATCGTTCCAGTCGGAAATTTGCTCAACAGTGTACGTATTCATACTATGAAGATTTTTAACTTCAGAGGGGCCGATAGCTGCCCACATCGTGACTAAATAACCTTCATGTGATGGTGATTTTCCTGCTTTATGTGCCTCATACTTACGAACTACAAGATCGTAAAATTCACGAGGCATTCTAGGATTCACACCTGAAGATTGTGCATCTAATTGTGCGATATACGATTCAGCCTTTTTTTCAGGGCAAGACAGGTTATCGCCTGGCGTGTTAATGCGAACGTAGGTGACATCAACAAACTTCAAGCTGCCTGCGCTGATAGTTGCGTCACGCACTTCTGTTGGGTGTTCAAAAAATGTAATATTAGGAGTGGCAAAAGACATGTTATTTCCTTTTCATTGCGTAATGAATACCCCCCCGCCGAAGCGGGGAGGGAGTACGTTAAACGATTTGTCCTTGTGTGCTAGGACGCTGAAAATCAACGATGTTCCAGAAATTGGAACCGCCATCGTTATAAGTTGCAGTAACGTTTGTGCTGATAGTGCTTGTTGCTGCATTGCTGATTCTTACTGTACGATTGTTTTGGTCAATGCTTGAAATCGTAGTTGCAGCAGGAATTCCAGTGCCAGTAACAGGCAATCCAACAAACCATCCATCAGTGTTATTTACTTGAATAGTGTTTTTACCTGATATGACAGAAGCAACTTTCACAACTGTGGTAGTAGCAGGAGCCTGAACACGTGCCGACAAGATTTGTTTGCCGTTTGATATAGCACCAAATTTACCAGCAGCAGTAATGCCAAAAGCAGTATCTGCCGCAACTGATGCAGTAGAAAAGAATGGGCGACGGCCAGCAATTGCAAACCATGCGTACTGAATATTCACGGCATCTGAAGGCACAGCATTCATAGCCACCGCAAATGCTTGACCCATGTTTGCTGTGTTTGGTAATGCAACATAAGAGTATGTGTTATTCAGCGTACTGGCCTGCCCTACTGAAACAGCAGTAGAAACAGGAATTTGCAGCCGAATAACTTCTTCTGCTCCCCAATAAGGATCAATAAAATTCTGAATAGAGCCAAGGGGAATAACTGGCGTGTATCCAGTTCCTGAGGCGACTTCGACAAATGCATTTGCGTTGCCGGTCGCCATTGCGCCAATAATAGGATATTGGCTTGCTGCTGTAGTCATAACTATTCCTTTGTATTAGTGATTAGGCTGTAACAACGCCTTGCAAGCTGCGGTTGGTGCATATCAAATTGCCTTGCCAGAGCATTGTTTTTACAACAGCATCCTGATTGATCGACATGACTTCCTCGCGCATATTCATATTTGCTTGGGAATGCACGACGACTTCAAGAAAATCTGTATTCAGGAAATAGGCATGCAAAGGAGGAATGCCGCCGGACGAATCGAAGAACACGTCTGCTGTTTTGTACTTAATTGATGGGCCAGCGCCACCAACAAAGTTTTGATTGCCATCAGTCGTGTAACGTTTGATTGATGTTTGTGACAGCTCGTAGTATTGATAGATAGTGTCATCACAGACGATAAAGTCAGGCATATCACCATTACGGTTTAGCTTAACCCACAAGCCAAGGAAGATGTTTTCAATAGTTGATGGTGATAAAGTAACCGCGCCGCCACCGCCCAATGGGTTAGCAGCAGACTGAACAACGTTTTGCCAGAATGGATTAGTGGTAGAGTTAATACCGCCAACTGTACCAGTTCCAATGTCAGAGACAATCAATTGAAGGCCGCCGATCTGGTTCGGTAAAGTGCCATCAGAATATAAATCTGACGACATGCCGTTAGCGAATGAGCGCTTTGCATTGTTATAACGCGCTACTGAATAATTAATAAACGATTGCTTGTTGCCGAATGTATTGCGCAGATCGGTTCCTGACGCTGACACGCTCATAGCTGTATTGCGCCATGCGTATTCAGCGGTCGTCAGAACATCAGTAGCATTGATATTGAGAACATCAAATCCTGAATAGCGCTGATAGGTGCTATTTTCAGCGTAATCGAGCGTGCGGCGAATTGAATACCCGCCATCCTCTTTAGTCACCTTATCTTTGTCCGCAATGCGACGGAAAAGCGCATTATGTTTGCTGACGTTATCATAAACTTTGCCATCTTCATTGGCGTGCGTTGTAGAAATAACATCGTTAAACATGGAATAAATTGTTGAATTAATTGCCATGATATAAATCCTTTAGATGGAGTTTGCTGTCATCCCGACAGTAAATTTCAGTAATTGTATTTTTCAGAAAGCATATCGGACGCTGCCTCTGCTGCGCTTTTTTTCGGGACACCCGGACGGATTGTTAAACCACGTTTTTGCACATTCAAAGATGATGCTTTCTTAGCTGCTTGAGCCTTCGCATTCTGATCTGCGATTCTCTGTACTTCTTGCGCCTTATACTCTTCTTGCCGTTTGGCTAAGAGCAGGTCGCGATGCTTCGGGGATGCCCAGACCGCACGGTCATATGCTTCCTCCAACGTAAGAGGTTGTCCGGCATTAACAGATGCTTGCAGAAGCGTGCCAATGTCAGGAGCCAATTCATTAAAATATTCTTTACCTTGTGAAGCTTGCGCAATCATGTTCTGAAGCTCAGCATCTTCACGTTGCGCTTGTACCGCATTAAGCCTAGCGACTTCTGCTTGTGTTTGCTGTAACACTTGCATTTGCTGGGCTTGCTGCTGCTGAAAATATTGGACGTTTGGGTCAATTGGCTGTTGTTCTGGGATGCCTTGCGAAAGGTCAATACCATAGCTTTTCGCCAATTGAGATAAAAGCTGCACCCGTTCTTGTGGCGCACTTGTTGATAATCTGTGATGTGCTGTAAATAACTGCCTGATTGCGACTTCAGGCGTTACACCTATCTGCTTGATAATGTCCTTGAACGGCTCAATCGTCTTATACATTTGCTGGCCGTATTCAGCTGCTTGCTTATAATGTGCGATGCCTTCTCGTGCGTCTTGCTCACGCTTTAACACTTCTTGCTGCACTAGCGGGCTTGCCTTGGCTAATTCTGCCGCCGCCTGTGGTCGCCATGTGTTAGGCGCTTTGAAATTGCTGGATGGCGTTTCTACTGCTGGCGTACCTTCAGGCGCAGTGTCTTCGCCGCCTTCTTTCTTGGCAGGCGCTGGCGCAGTTGCTGCCGTAGTCTCTTTTGCCTCTACGTTTGGCGTGTTCTGTGGTTCTGTTTTGGCAAATTTACCATCAGAGGTTCTTGGTTTCGGTGGCGCTTTGTCTGAATCATCACGCTCAGACATGCCTTTATCCCAAATCTGGGACAGTTGATCTTGCAATGATAATCGATTGTCAGAAGGCTGATCTTCATGACTTAAGTCAACATCGATATTCTCGGACAAGGTATCTTGATCCATAAAAACTCCGTCTACGCCTAATTGCTAGGCAGATTACAAGGGGAAAGCCAACGTCATCCCGACGTGAGCATTACATTGCTATATGGTGGACATAACAAATACTTTAAAACAAACCGATTATACTAAACAATGAAGAAAAGCAATAGCTATTTCAAAAATATTTTAACCTGAGATAATTTTTCTTTGCTCAGAAGGCAAAGCGTCATAAGCTGCCGTCATTACTTCCTTCAAGCGCGTGTCTTCCGACTTCTCAAAATCCTTCTTGCTCCGCTCGTAGTCTTTGCGCTCACCTTCTTCATAAGGACGGCATCCAGTGCGACGCAAATCTTCAATTCTGGCCTTGCGCCCCTCAATCCATTTTCCGCTTACTGGTGATTCGTAGCCTGGCAAGTCAGGCAGAACAGTTGGTAACGTGATGCATTTTTCAGTGGCTTTTCCACAGCACAAAGGAGAATCATTACGATCTGATATTTTACGGTATGCATCTTGGTGTTTGCCACAATTCAAGCATTGATATTCATAGAGTGGCATCTTGCACCTCTGATTGTGAAAACTTCTTGCCAAGATTAGTAAAGGCAATTTCTAATTTACCAAAAATCATATCTTCGTATTTGTCTTTGTGTATGGTTGCGAAGTCGAAACCTCGGATGATAAACTTTTCCTCTTGTTCGCTATGTTTTGTAAAACTTCCAGTGTAAGTATCATCAGAAAAATAGTAAAGATTGAATCTTTGAGTAATATATTGAATTGGTTTATCACTCAACACACATAGATATGTATCAATTGCTGGTCGATATTCACATGCATAATAAACTTTTCGCTTGAATGAATCAAGGAATTCACTCATGACTGAAACGATTAATGCGTGCAGTTTTTTTTCGTCAAGCATCCGCAATAATACCTTCCTGTTTGATAATTAATTATGCCATGATCATAATCATTACTCCATTGCCGCAACTCCGCTGGAGTTAGGTGAGTGTGAATAACTTCATGTGCTCTATATCCACTCTCACAATTTTTATGGAAACTTGCACTGTGCAATTTGCAATTCAGTAATATTCTTTCATAAACTCTTTGCTTTGCATCAGCGCATTCGTTGTCAAGATTAAACATTTTTCAAAATTACACTTTCAGGGAAGTAATCATTCTTTTCGTATTGTTTAGCGATGCGCTCTAGGTTAGCCCTCTCTATTTTTTCAGAAATTTGATCATACATAGCATTTTTAATATCTGAATGAGATGATCTACACCAATCTAATTTAGATTTATCAATATTAATTTCAGATCTTTGGTTAATATTTTTTCGTACATCACATTTAAGTTTAAGATAACCAATATACTGATCTAATTTAGCGAATATCCTGTCTTTCATTCGCTTGCTAGGAAAATATCCAGTCAAAAATTGACTTTTATGCTCTTTGTATAAAGCCAGCCTATTTTCATCTTTAACCACGCCATGAATAGGGCAAGAAACAACTTCTCCATTGCAATATAGCGCATTTGTTTTTCCTTCTGCTTGGCAAGCAGGACATGCTTCAATAACATCATTCATTATTACTTCCCCCATTATCGGTTGCGTTACTGGCCGCGCTAATCTGCGCAGTCTGCAACGTAGTTTCTGCCCCTATCTCAGCAATCTCAATTTTAGCATCATTATCACGAGCGTGGATCATTAATTCAAATTGTTGACGGTATGTTTCCATGCGCTCATCGACTTGCATTTGTATCTGTTGTAATTGCGCCTCTTGCTGTGCACGCATTTGCTCGCGCTGCGCCTCAAGTTGATTCTGGTGCATATTCTGCTGAGCTTGCATTTCTTGCTTATGCGTCTCAACAGCCATTTCATTTTGCTGGCGCGTTGCCTCTGCCTGTGCTTCCATTGCAAGACGTTGCTGCTCAATTTTCAGGTCTAATTGTTTCGATTGAGCTTCTTGCTGCGCTTCCATTTGTGAGCGTTGCGCGTCTGCCTGCGCCTGTGCTTGCACCTTCTGCTGATCTGCTTGCATCTTCATCTGCGCGATCTGCAACTGAGGGTCTTGCTGCGGTTGTGGCGCTTTCATCTTGTCGATTGCATCC